CGCAGGAGAAGCTGGCTGCAGCCACAAAGGCGCCTGCTGCCCAGCCGGACGCCATGCCGGTCGTGGCACCCCCCGCGCCGGTGATGGCTGCAGCTAGCCCTGTTGGGGAGAAGTTCACCTATCCGACGTATGACCAAGCGGCGGCCCAGAATCCCTCGTTGAGTTGGGATGACTGGAACGACGCGAAGGCGGAAGCCCGCATCGACTGGCGCGATGCCAGGATTGCGGCTAACGCCCAGAAGACCTACCAAGAGCAGCAGGAACTAAACGCTCGGCAGGGCGAGTTGAGCACGTTCTATACGCGCCGGGATAGCTACCTGCAGGAGCATCCGGATCGGGCGCCCTACTTCGATCCGAATCGACTGGCGCAAGTGCCGGCCACGCCCGTGATGGAGCGCTTGTTAAAAATCGCTTCCAACGGGCCAGAACTTCTGTATACTCTGCAGCAACGCCCTGAACTCTTGAACGGTTTAGTGCTCCTCACTGACGGGAAGCCTGCCAGTGACGGATACGTGGGACTCGCCACGCAATGGCTTCAAGCTCAGCTTGCGACCGGGAATACCGCAGCGGTCCCTGCTGGAACGACACGTCAGCCTCCTAGGCCGCCCACTGCGGTGCGGACGGGGCCACTGAAGACCGGACAAGAACCACCTGGCGATGGGGCGTCGTTGGCAGATCACGAAGCCTTCTATAACGCTCGGCGGCGCTAGATCGGTCTTCCCCCTGAAGGGGGTTGGCCTTGAATACGTTTATCAGTCCGACATGGGTCACGAAAGATGTGGCCGTCAACTTCAAGAACTCGCTGAAGTTTCTCGCGCAGTTTGATCGCACCTGGGATTCGAGCTGGGAGAACAAGCCGCAAGGCGCCCAGATCGGCTACACGACACAGGTCCGCATTCAACAGCGGTGGCAGGTCTCGGAAGGTCAGGCGCTCGTCCAACAGCCGATCTTCAACCAGACCGTTCCGCTGACCATCAACCATCAATTCCAGATCGGCATGGGCTGGTCATCGGCGGATGACGCCCTCTTGGTCGAAGAGGTGCAGACCCGCTACACCAAGCCTGCCGGCAGAGCGCAAGCCTCCAACTGGGATGCGGTTGCCGGACGCGAAGTCTACAAGTCGGTCTACTTCAGCAAAGGCACGCCCGGCACGGCGCTGACCTCGAATCAGAGCTGGACGGATGCGGTGGCGCTGCTGGATAACGTGGCGGTGCCGGATGACGACCTGTGTGCCGTCATTGACCCGCTGACGCGCAGCAACCTCCTGAATGCGAACTTCGCGCTGTTCCAGCCCAAGAACGACTACTTCAAGACGGGCCAGTTTGCGGATGAGGCGCTCGGGATTTCGGCGTGGTATACGGACCCGTTGATGCCGACGCACACCACGGGCACGTTCACCACAGCGACCCCGATCACCACGGCAGGAGCGCAAACCGGCTCCAGCCTCACGGTCTCGGGCATGGGCACGTATGCCCTGAAGGCGGGCGACGTGTTCAAGTTCGCCAGTGGGACGGCCGTCAACGCGGTCAACCCCGTGGCGTACACGGATACCGGCATCGCGCAGCAGTTCGTGCTGACGGCGGATGTCTCGGGCACCACGACGGCGACCCTGAGCATCTCGCCGCCCATCATCACCTCGGGGCCACTCCAGACCGTGACGGCCTCGGCGGATAACGGCGCGGCGCTGCTGTTCCAGGGCGCCACGGGCATCGCGTCGGCCACAATGGCGGCCACGGCCTCACGTCAGTCGTTTGTGTTCAATCAGGCGGCGTTCGCCTTTGTGATGGCGGATCTGCCGGAACGCCTGCCCGGCGCGATGGCGAAGCGGGTGAACAGCGCGGAAGAGAAGCTCTCGATGCGCTGGGTCGAGCAATACAACATCCAGACGGACCAGTTGCCCAGCAGAGTTGACACTATCGGCGGTGTCGGCGTGATTCTGCCTTACTTTGCCGTCCGGATGTGGAGCTAACCCATGGCATTCACCACCACCACGCTCTCCGCAGCCATGGCCGAAACGGACCTCGCGATCAAGGTCACGGCGGCCACGGGCTTCGTCGCGAAGCAATACGTCAAGATTGACGATGAGTTCATGCAGATCGTCAATTCCTACAACGGCACGGACACGACCATCCCGGTCCTGCGGGCGCAGAACGGCACCACGCGGACCGCGCACGCCATCAAGGCCAATGTGGTCACGGATGCGGTCAGTTCCGTGGCGGCGTCTGATTGGACGGGGCCGAACGCCTCCGTCGTCGTGCCGTATGCGCTCTCGGCGCGTCGGCGCAAAGTGACCTCCTACGGCGCAGCCGGGGCAATTACCCTGCCGGCCGGTGGAGAGGATGTGCTGGCGATCATCAATGGCACGGTGGCCTTTGCGATGACGCTGGCGAATCCGACGACGGACATGGACGGCTGCATGCTGACCATTGCCAGTAACGGCAAGGCCGCGCACACCGTGACCTATTCGGCGGGTCTCGGCAACGCGGGCGCCGGTTACACGGTGGCGACGTTCACCACGGGCGCCCAGCAAGTGCTGGCGCTGATGGCGCTCAACGGCATCTGGTGTCAGGCACAGTCGCAGTTCTCGGGCACCCTGACGGCCATCCTGATCGCGTTAGCGTAGGCTCGTCGGCGCGGGGCTAGTCGCGTAGAAGCGGCGGCCTCGCGCCTTTCTCTGAAGGAGCGACATGGCAGAACCAGTTCTGACGCAGGCTCGTCCGACCGCGCATCGCAGTGCTATCGGTGGGATTCGCTATTCGCCCGCCTCGCAGCACTCGGAAGAGTTGGCGAAGTGGGAGACCAAGCCCTTAGCGGATGGCTCTGTGACGCAGGAGATGATTGACGCGGCCCGGTATGCCGGCGTGCATCACGGCGCGTTTGAGCATCAGGAATACCCGAAGGCGATGCTGCAATACGGGCAGACGCCCAACGGGATCCAGCAGATCGACAATCAGACGGCGCACTCCGAAGTCGAAGAGCGCAACCTCATGTCTCGCGGGTTTCGGATGCGGGCGGATGAGGCGATGGCCTACGTCACGAAGCAGAACGACGAGATTGCGGCTCTGGCGGCAGCGCGTGAATACCAAGACCGCCGTATGTCCGCGGCGGCACGCGCTGAAGCGGAGCGGATTGACCTGAGCACAGCGCGGCATCTGGCAGAGATTCCTGCCGAACGTGTCGCCCCCAAGAAACGCGGACGCAAACCGAAGGCGGCCTCGGCCGTCGTGGAGGGTTAGATGCCAGCAGGATCAGCCGGCGGAGTCTTTGACCCGCACGGCAACTACACGCTGTCGGGCACATGGGACTTCAGCAGCGCGACGATTGTGCCGTCTGGGGTCAATCTCGGGTCGAATTATGGCACTCCAGGCACGGGCGTCACCGCGGTCGAGGGTGGCAACAACCTGTATCACCAGACGGTCCTGACCCTGACGAACGTGGCGATGACCATTACCGATTTGCACTTCGGGGGCGGGTCGAAGATTTACACCTTCCCGTTGGGGCACATCAGCCTGATTGACGGGACGTGCTCGGTCACGGAAACCACGACCTCGACGCTCGCCTCCACACTGAAGGCCAGCAAGACCCTGAGTGTCGGGGTCGGGTCGGTGCAGACCACGACGCAGGACAGCGGCACGCTGGCGACGACGCAGCAGGACATTGTGAACGCCTTTGCGGCCACGTCCTGCGCGACGATCAACCTGCCGAACACGGCAGCGACGGGCAAGGTCACGGCGACGACGATCATCCGGTTGGATGGCTCGAGCACGGCTAGCCCGGTCTATCTCAACTGCGGGGTCGTGACGAACACGGACATCGACGGGGATGCCACGACGCTCTGGAACGGCACCGTCACGCTGACCTGGATCTACGCAGGCGCTTAAGCGATGAGCGTCACGGCGCTGGCGCTGATTACCGACGCGTTCATGGACCTTGGCATCTACAGCCAGGGTGAGACCCCGTCGGCGCCGGACACGCAACTCGCGCTGAGAATCCTCAACCGGATGGTCAACGGCTGGCAAACCCAGTCGCTGACCGTCACGGCGATCCAGCGCATGCTCTTTCCCCTGATCGCCAACAAGCAGACCTATACCATCGGGCCAGGGGCGGATCTGGACATCCCGCGGCCGGTGCGACTGTCTGGGGCAGGGCTGCTCTTGGCTGGCTTGAGTGCCACGCATAGCATTACCTCGATCACGTCCTCGGGTTTTGTGGCGACGGTCACGCAGACCACGCATGGGTATAGCGTGGGGGATGAGGTCTTCATCGACGGGGCGACGCAGACCAGTTATAACGGCGTGCAGACGGTCGAATCGGTGCCCACGTCAGGCACGTGGACCTTCATCCTCGATGACGTGGCGGTGAGTCCGGCGACGGGCACGAAGACGGCGGCCAAGGTGCTGGCGTCAGGGGTGGAGATTCCCCGGGCGCTCTATACCGATGATGGCTATGAGGCGATTCAGATCAAGCGGCTCAGTAATAGCCTCTTTACCGGGGTCTACTACAACGCCACGGCCAGCCCCTTCGGGCAAGTGGTGCTCTGGCCGATTCCCGACAATGCCAGCAACCAGTTGGTGCTCTATGTGCCGCAGGTCTTCGGGTCGTTTGCGAATCTGAGCGCCACGTATAGCTGGCCGGACACGCCGGGGTATCAGGACGCCCTGATCTACAACCTCGAGACGCGCCTGATCGGGCCGTTTGGGGTGGGCAACCCCGTCGTGACGCAGACGGCGCAGATGCAGGCCGCGAAGGCGCTGGGCCTCATCAAGCGGCAGAACTACAAGCTGTCCGACATGCCGATAGACCCGGCGCTCACGCGGTCTTACGGTGGCGGTTACAACATCAACACGGGCACTGGTGGAGGCACACCGTAATGGCCGCAACATCGGCTGCAATTATCGATCAGGCATTCACATTCAATGGGGATGCGTCTACGGCCGGCGCCGTGGCGATGTTCCCCGAGTCGGTGCGTGGGCACTACACCGAGTTCACGGTTTATATCATCTTCAGCTCGGCCTCTGCCGCTGGAGCGGTGCAGATTGAGACCGCGAGCGACTATAGCTATACCGGGACGTGGGGCGCGGTCGGGAGTCCGATTGCGTGGGCGGCGAACACCTCGCAGAAGTATGCCTCCGTCACGGGTGCCTTTGCGGCCTTGCGGTTGCGGATTAGCACAACGGTGACGAGTGGCACCGTGAGCGCGTGGGTTGTGGCCTCATCGCCAGGATAAGGGAGACGCATGGATATCACTGATCTACTCAAGGCCGTGGCGAGTGCGGTCGAAGACACGAAAGCCAAGGAAGCCTACACGTTGGAAGCCAGCCGGCATCTGACCGACGTGCAGGCCGAAGCCAAAGCGGAGTATGACGCCAAGGTCGGCGCGGCGCAGAAAGCCTACGACGAGGCAAACGCCGAATACACCGACGCGAAGGTGGCGGGGCAGCGGCTGCGGGATCAGGCCAACGAAGCCCTGGGTGGGTTGTTCTCATCGGATCCGCGTGTGCGGATGGGCTAGTGAGCTTCCGACCCGGCAGCGGCGGCGGGCACTACAACGATTCCAGCGTCATCTACGACGACGGCAACCTGCTCACGATCAAGAAGATTCCGGTGGCGGTGAGCGCCAGCGGGACGCTGATCGCGGCGGTGTCCGGCAAGATGATCCGGGTCATTGCGTTTGCGCTGACCTCGAGTGGCACGGTGAACGTGAAGTTTCAGAGCCACGTCACGGGCGATCTGACGGGCCTCTTCTACGAGATTGCGAATACCGGCTTCGTGCTCTCCCCGAATACGTGGGGCTGGTTTGAGACGGTGGCCGGGGAGGCGTTGGACATTAGTTTGTCAGCGGGGATTCCGGTGGGTGGCGTGCTGACCTATGTGGAGGTGATTCCGTAATGGCGGTGACGCACATTCAACTCGGGACGACCAATGCCGCGAATCGGATCCGGAATCTGCTGATCAACCTTGAGGCGCTGGTCGGGTCCGTGCAGGACGAACTCCTGACGATGCAGACCATGATCACGGGTGACGGGTCGGCGGCGGTGCAGTTTGATACCGTGGTCACGAACTACGGCATCGTGGGGGTCGCTCCTGGCACGTCCAATGACGGCGCCAAGGCGCTCTGGGATGAACTCAACTCCCTGAACAGCAAGATCAA